ACTATTCATTTCGGCGACAGGCGGCCCAGCGAAAGGGATCCCTCAAGAACTGGATCCCGCAGCGCCTATATTCCACGCAACAGGAAGCGCGTGACCGTGAGGCAATCGTGGCGAGGTCGATCGATCTTACCAACAATGATCCCCATGCCGCTGGCGTCGTGGATATGTTCGCGGCTACCGTCGCCGGATCCGGCCTGCAGCCCATACCGTCCTGCGATGCCAACATGCTCGAGCTCGACAAGGACCAGGTCCGCAAGTTGCAGGGGCAGCAGCGAACCGTGTACCGCCGCTGGTACCGCTGGGCTGATGCCACCAGGCGACTGAGTTTCGGGGGCATCCAGTATCTGTGTATCCGTAATTTCATCGAATACGGCGAGTACCTCATTCTACTCTACATGATCGATGATCCGGCGCGTCCATACAACTTGGCCTGTCACCTCATTAACCCCCAGCGCCTCAAAACGCCCGTCGACAAAATCAACGATCCGCGTATCAGGGACGGTGTCGAAATTGGCGACTACGGAGAACCCGTAGCCTACTGGATTAAGCTCAGTTCCCAGACCTCGAGCTCCTCGTCACTTCCCGACACTTCGGAGAACTTCCGGAGGATCCCGGCATCGGTTGGACACCGGCTCAATGTCATCCACCGTTTCGTTGCCAGGGAGCCCGAGCAGGTCCGCGGGGTTCCGCTCCTGGCGCCTTCCATGAAATTCTTCAGGGACTTTACTGATCTCCTGGACACTGAACTTGTCTCCAACATCATTGCTTCTGCGATATCGATCTTTATCGAGCTCGCCCCGGGCAGTGATCCCTTCAATATAGCACGGAACCTTTCGACCTTCACCAACAGTGGCCTCGATCAGAACGGTTCCGAGCGGGAAACCCGCTATCAGGAGATGGAGGGCGGGCTCATTATGTACGGCAATACCGGAGAGAAACCTCACCTGCTCTCTCCAGACCGGCCGGGGACTACCTTTGATCCCTTCGCAAAAATAATCAAGAAGGCGATCGCCATGGGTATCAACATCCCTTATCCTGTGGCATTCAAGGATGTCGAGGACGTGAACTTTGCCGGCTTTCGGTCCGCCATGCTCGATGCCTGGCGTGTCTTCATGATCCATCGTACCTGGCTTGGCGAGGACACCTGCCAGCCTATTTACACGATGNTGATGGAGGAAGGCTTCCTGCGCGGCGAACTCGANGTNAACAACTTCTANNTGCACATGGATGCTGTCACTCACTGTGACTGGCGCGGATCCCCCAAGGGAGACATTGAGCCGATCAAGGCTGTCCAGGCCGACGTGCTGGCCATTCAGAACAACATCAAGACCAGGGCTGAGGCCATAGCGGAGCGGGGCGGGGAACTCCGGAGCACCTTCGACCAGCTCGAGGAAGAACAACAAATGCTGCTTGAGAGAGACCTCGATGAGGAGAAGGTCCGCCCCGAAACAGCCGNCAAGTGGGCGAAGAATGAAAACAAAGCCGATGAAGGGACGGTCGATGATATGGAGGGCGCGGGCGATGAAGGAATGTAGACCTGGAGGATATGATGTCTGATCTCGTTTTTCAGCTCATAAACGGAGCCCCCTGGGCTATCACCCCGGAGATGCTCTCCGAGATACACCGTATCTACGAGGATCACAGAGCCGGCCGCACGCCGGACATCGCTGCGATTGAAGCCCAGCTCGGTCAGGTCTCTCAAGTAATGAACAGAAAGAATATGAGATCATCGATGGCGTTGCCGTCATCTCCGTCGCCGGCGTTATCGCCAAACGGATGAACCTCTTCATGGAGATCTCCGGCGGCATCTCAATCGAAAAGCTTACATCCGACATTAAGGGCGCCATCGCGGATCCGCTTGTCAGGGCCATCGTTCTTGTTGTCGATTCCCCTGGTGGTTCCGTGGATGGGGTCTTCGAGCTGGCCGATCTCATCTACAGCGCCCGGGATACGAAGCCGGTGGTGTCACTTGCATACGGCACGATGGCATCGGCTGCCTATCTGATCGGCGCGGCCGCCTCGGCGGTCTATGCCTCCGATATTGCGACAGTCGTGGGATCCATCGGCGTCGTGGCCACGCACAAGGATACTTCCGAACGTGACGCGAAGTCCGGGGTGGTAACGACGGAAATCTACCGCGGCAAATACAAGAGAATCGTCACCGACGGTCCCCTCACAGAGGAGGGCCGTATGAACATGATGGAGAAGGTGGACTACTACTTCTCCCTCTTCGTGAATGAAATAGCCCGTTTTCGCGGCGTATCGGCTGACACGGTTCTGACGGTAATGTCCACTGAAGTCAAGGACTTCTTCATTGGTCGCCAGGCCGTCGACGCCGGGCTCATAGACGGTATTGCGACGCTTGACAGCGTTATCAACCTGGCACTCTCAGAGGGGGCCAGAATCAAAAAATCTGGAGGAATCACAGCCTCCGGGAAGGAGAAAGGCATGGCAGATTTAATCATCACAACCACCGAGCAGCTCGCCGCCGCTTACCCGGACCTCACGGCAGCGGTACGCGAGCAGGGAGCAAAGAGCGTCGACCTTGAAGGCGCCAGGAAGGAGGCCTCCGCAAACGCCGCCCAATCGGAGAAGGAGCGGATTCTGGGCCTTGCCGCTGTCCACTTCGGCGCCGAAGAAGGGGACAAGTTCTCCGGAATCGTCAACACGGGCGTTACCGTGGAACAGCTCAAAGCGATCCGCGGATCCGAGCCGGAGGGCCGGGCTGTTTCCGCTGAGGATCGCAAGCGTGACGAGATACTTCAGGCGCTGAAGGGCAGCGGTGCTCCCCCTGTTGGCTCCGACGGCGACGCCCAGGCGGCGGAAGCGAAAGACTACATGACCCTGGTCAAGGAATATCACGCTCAGCACGAGTGCACGATGACCGAGGCCATGAAGCAGATCACCGCGAAGTACCCCCAGAAACAAAGGGAGTACATCAAGAAGGCCAATCAGGACAGGTAAACGTACATAAAAAGCCAATCAAAGGGAGGTAATGGATATGTACAACGAAGGTATTAAAACATTTCTGGCCGGTGAAGACCTGGCTGCCCGTAGGCGGATCAAGATAAAAGCGGGGACCGTGACAACCCCCCCGGAGGTGGCTTACGCTGATGCCGGCGAGGATTACATCGGCGTCACCGAATATGCCGTAGAGTCCGGGGACCTTGTTGCCTGCCGTCTCAATACGTATCCGGGAACGTTCGAGGTGGAATGTATCGTCGATTCCGCGATCGCCAGGGGCACAGTCCTCTATGGAGCGAACGACGGCATGGTGTCTGATGCGTCCTCAGGCTCTGCCCAGGGGATAGCCCTCGAAGCCGGTGCGGATAACCAACACATCGAAATGGCGCCCTGGAACGTAAAATCCACCACGGCGGCCACCGTCTCCGTTGCTGATTCTGGAAGCCTGATTACCGGAACAACGGTGGAAGCGGCACTTGCCGAGATCATGCAGGGTATCAAGACTGCACAGCACACCATAGCCCCGACCATAATCTGCCTCGAGGACGGGACCGCGCTCGGGAAGTTCGCCGATGGCGAGACCGGTGTCGGATGGGCGCAGCTTTCCAACAAAGATCTTGCGATCCGCTGGAACAACCAAGCGACTCCCGACGACATCATCATGCAGTTCGTCATGCCACAGGATTTCAATGATGAGGCAAACGTGGTCCTTCACCTTATGGGAGCGATCGTCAAGGCCGGCGCCGATGAGGCCGACTCTCCCGTCATAACCGCCGAAGCGTATTTCTCCGAAGTGGGCGCGGATCCGGCTGCCGACACCGACTGCGGCGGGGATTCCGGGGAGTTTCTTACAACCGCCGACGCGGCCTACCAAGAGAAGACTCTCACGATTACCGCGGCCAATGCCCCCGCGGCACCTTGCGTGCTGACATGTGTGCTCCATCCCAAGGATGGTCAGCTCCCTGCCGACGACTTCGTCCTGCTGACGCCCTGGCTCGAAGTCACCAGAAAATGCCTGACGGCGTAACGATGACGCCCGACGGTACCCAAAAAGAAGGAGGTAACACAAGATGAGATCATCGAACACACCGAGCATTTACAGACCGGACCTGGGCGTCGTGGCCGTGGAGTACCTCGAAGGCGAGGCGATGTCCAACATCGGGCTCCAGATCATGCCGCCCTTTCCTGTTGACGAGCAGTCTGCAGTTTTCCCGGTCATTCCGGCAAAGGCGCTTCTTTCCGTGGAGGACACCTCGCGTGCCCCCCGGGGTCGCTACAACCGTGGCGACTGGGAGTATGAAGAGGGCAAGTATGCCACCAGGGAAAACGGATGGGAGGAACCCATAGATGATACCGAGCGCAAATTGTTCGAACGCCGTGCGCCGGGTCAGGGTGACTTCATAGCCGTCAAGCGGGCCATGGGCATTATCGTCCGTAACCAGGAGCGCCGCATCGCGAGCAAGCTCTTCAACACATCCAATTTTACCGCCCACGCCGTGACCAACGAATGGGATGACGCCGCTAACGCCACGCCGATAGACGATGTAACGACGGGCAAGCTGGCATTCCGCGAGCAGTGCGGCATGCTCCCGAATGGTCTGGTCATCAGCTACACGACCCTCGAAAGGCTCCGGAGGTCTGCGCAAATCGTTGACCTGATAAAGTATACCTTCCCGGGTCTTGACATCAACAGCGTCGGGGCCGCCGAACTGGCGAGAGTCTTCAACGTTCCCAGGGTGCTTGTTGGCGGGGGCATCTATGACTCGAAGGGCAAAGGCCTCTCCGTGGACATTACCGACATCTGGGACAACGAATACGCTGCCCTGGTACGCACGGCCACGGACCGCCTCGATATCATCGAACCCTGCGTCGGTCGTACCTTTGTCTGGACCGAGGACTCGGCACAGGAACCGATCGTCGAGCAGTACAGGGAGGAGCAGTCAAGATCCGATATCTTCCGGGTCCGTCACGACAGCGACGAATGCCTGCTGAAGTCCTACGATTCCGACGGAAACGTGGTCAGCAACATCGCGGCCAATTGCGTCTATCTCTTCAGCAATATCACGACGAAATAAGTCAATCCGAATCGGGCCGGGCCTGAACCCCGGCCCGACATAGTGAGGTCATGATGAAAGTAAAAATCAACTCCTACATTGTGGGTTTCAGCCAGCCACCGGGGACGGTGCTCGTTGTTGGTGAGGATATCACCGAGGAGCAGGCGATGACGCTCCTGGGCATGGGGAAGGAAGCCGAGCTCGTTCCCGAGGATCCGCCTGCCGATCAAAATGCTGGCACACCCGCCGGCACTGGGAAGACAGAACCTGCTCAGGCCCCGTGGTTCAGGTTGCCTGGCACGGGACAGAAAGAGAACGATAATCCTCCGGTCGGCGAAGCAGGCAAAAAGAGCGCTGCCGGTTCCAAGGGAAGCAAGAGCGGCCAGGCGGCCTCCTGATGGGGACACGGGTCGGCATATCGAGGACCTCGAAGATGCCAACATCTTCGTCTACGCAATGCGATATGCCGAGGGCAACGAGCTCGAGATATTCATCGAGTGGCTTAGGGATAAGGGGATCCTGACGGAGGGACCAAAAGAATGAGTAACGGCGGGTTCATGGTGTTCACTGAAAAGGACTGGGAAAAGGCCCAACCCGAACAGCGGGACTGGTTCATATTCAACACGCTCCAGAGCATGGACAACCGCTTGAAAAAGCTCGAGCAGCAGCGGCTCCTCAATTTCGCATGCATGTTCGCCGGAAGTGCCGTAGGCGGGGCCCTCATGATGCTCGTTCTGATTGTCCTGAAGGTCAAGATCTTCTGAGGAGGTTCTTGTGTACACAGTATTGATAATCATAGGTTTAGTTCTCTTCTCGGCCATCTGGTTTTTTGTCGGTGTTCTCTTTGCCAAGCGAAACCCCCGATACATGGGAAAGATCGATGATGCCTATATGAAGGGCCGCACCGAGGCAGAGCACGAGATCAAAGACAAGCTGAAGCAGGCCGAGGAATACATCAAGAGCAAGACGGGCAGTATCGAGGTTTCGCCAGTGTCAGGCAGTACCTTTGTAAAGTACCTTCTTCGGTTCGGCATTCCTCTTGCTGGGGTCTTCGGGCTCGTGTGGGTACTCAAACCCGAAATGATCGAGGCCATGCTCTACAAGTGCTGTCTCGTGTGTGTAGGTTACATCCTTGCGGAGTTCATATGGGTGATCGGGTATAAGCGGACGTTCGACAGGCAGGAAAAAGAACGGAGGATTACCGATGTTGGCAGGATTGCGATTCTTGTTTTTCGTGGTTTGCTTCTCGGTTCTGTTATCGTCAGTCTTACCCTGGGACTGTGACGGGCAGACGGTCAATCGCTGCCTGAAGTACAAGCGGCAGGTGATCAGAGAGGCAAGGGTGTTCATCGGGGTTGATGCTCCCTGGTACTATTTCATGGGGCAGATCGAGCAGGAGAGCCGGTGCAGGGAAGGCGTGACCGCTTTTGACGGCGGCATGGGCCTCGGTCAGTTCATGCCCGGGACAGCCACCTGGATCCACGAAAAAGAACACTCTCTGCAAGAGATCTCCGTCAAGCCGAATCCTTATGACCCGCGGTGGAACATCCGGGCGCTGATACTCTACGACCGGTACCTCTACAATACCGGAACATGCTCCGGCTGGTACTTTGCCTTCCGGTCATACAACGGTGGCGCCGGCAACCTCAATAAGGAGATCCGGAGAGCCGGGTCGTGTGAGATTTCCCGGGTCGAGGAACAGTGTGCGAGGAGGGTAATCACCCTGAAGGGTGGTTCTCTCCTGGATCTTTGCCGTGTCAACATGGAATATCCGCGGACTGGTAATTCGAAAAAGGAGAGAAGTATAAATGACCTCCAGCACAAGGAACGATATCAAGAACTACGTCCTGTGTGGTGTTTGTTTGCTCCTCGTGATAGCTGCCGCTGTCGCCTGGTACTCCCGGCCGCCGGCCGTTACCACCGAGCAGTATACGCCTCTTCCCCCGATCAGGGAGACGGTCAAGATCAAGCGCGTCACCGTGCCAGGCCCGAAAGAGATCGTAACGATCGAGAAGCAGGTGGTTGTCGAAAAGCTGAAACTCCCGGACAGCATAGCCCAGGACGCGAATAAACAGGTCATAGCCACCGGTGTTGTGGATCCCTACGAGGGCAAAACAAACGTCGTGGCAATAATGGATACCATTCAGGGAACATCGGAGATTATCGCGAAACGTCAACCACTGTCGCTGTTTGAGTTCAAGAACCAGAAGGAACTCGGGATCCGCGGGGGTATGGCCGCGGACAAGGATGGAGCCGGTTACCGCGGTGACGTTTATGGTCGTTGGACCTTTCTCAGGGTTGGCAGAATTCACACCGCGGTTTACGGCGAAATGAGCAGCAGGCCTGAGGGCAAGGCAATGCTGGACATGAGCTATCGCTGGTAAGGAGGGACAGATAGATGTCAGACGTATTCACCGAAGCAATGACGGACATCCTGGAAGACGAGGACATCGGGGTTGATGCGATCTATGGTGGCGAGACAATCAGGGCCCTCTTCCAGAACGGCTTTGTTGTTATTAACGGCGTGGAGACCACGGCGCCGATGGCTGAGTGCCTGGACACAGACATCAACGGTGTGGGTCACGACGCCACGATAACGGTAAACGGGGTCACATACACGGTCATCGGAATTCAGCCGACAGGACATGGCACGACAAAGCTGATTCTCTCGGAGGACGCCCATGGCTGACACCATACGTGAACAGATCATCGCGGCGATCATAACCCGTTTCGAGGGAATCGTTAAAGAAGGCGGGTACAAGAGCGATCTGGGAGCCAATATTTACCACTTTCGGGGCAGCGGCTTCGACCCGGCCGAGTTGCCGGCGCTTAACATCATCGACCCGAGAAACAACATTGGCTCCGCTACGACGATCCAGTTCGACAACCTGATAGATATCGAACTCCAGATCAAGGTTGCGTCGGGAGAGACAACATATAAGGACGCGTACGATATCATCGAGGATGTCTATAAGGCCATCGCCGCCGATGACACCTGGGGGTACCTCGCCCTTGATACGCTGCCCGTGTCGGACGAGATAGAGACGAACCACGGCGGCAAAGTGATTTCCGGCATCACGATCAAGATACAGGTGCAATATCAAGCAGCAAAATGGACCTTTTAAGGAGGTAAGACATGGAACGGGAAACACAGTTCAGACTGAAACAGAACGGACCCGACATCGAAATTGTCGATGGGCCCTTTGCAGGAAGAACGTTCAAGGCCGGCGAGATATACGCGGAGATCCCGCCTGCCGAAGCGGCAAGATTTGACGCGATTGAACCGACAGGATCTGACGAAGGATCCGTCGAAGAGGATAAAGGAGGAGAAGAATGAGAAGCTTCCGATCTGAGCATGACCTGGTGGCCGTCTCTGCAAACTTAAAGGAAACGGCGTTAAACAGCGAACAGACCCTTGATACGAGCCTGCTCGTTGATCGTAACACAATACTGCAGCTGGCACCTCGTCGGGAGGATAACCGGGAAGAGCTTACCGGGAAAGAAGAGCCCGATGCGAGCTACGATCTCGGGGCCCTGTCCGAGGCGACCTTCGAGTTCGGGAAGGCCCAGGCCCAGCACTTCGGGTTCGGTTATGCATTCGCGCTGGGCCAGGCGTCCGCGAGCGCCTGGGGAACAGGCTATAAGCACCTGATAACACCGACCGCGGATATGCTGAACCCATCCTTCACTGCTGCCATGAGGCTGGGCCAGACCATCATGAAACGACGGTTTGCCTCGTTTCTCGTTGATCAGCTAACAGCGACCTTTGCGAAGGACTCCTGGGCAAAGCTCTCCCTGTCTGTCAAAGGTACCGGCAAATATACCGACAGCGTGACCAAAGAGACGGTCTCCGCCGCTTACAACGCCACCGAACTCACCCTCGCCGCAAACGGTGTCGAGGGTTCAACCGCGGCGGGCCGGCTCGACAACGTCCATGCGGTCCGCGTCCTGGTACCGACAACAGGGGAATACAAGGATGTGGCCGTGACGGCCGTCTCTTCCGCCACGCCGGCGGTGCTCACCATCACGGCTCCTGCGGAAGCGGCTACATCAACAACGTACGAGATCCTCTACGTTCCGACCGAACCGGCCTGGTGTACCTTTCCAGCCCGGGTGACAGAATCCCCTTTGAGAGTCACCGACCTGGTCGTGAAGGTGGGTGGCCTATGGAACGGCACGACGTTCCTCGAGGGCCATACCATGTCTGAGGAGATAGAGTCAATCGAGCACGTCATCAGTAACGAGATGGCCGTTGAGTTCCGACCCGGAGGTACCGGTACCTATGCGAACTACGCCTACCGGCAAAGGAGGATCCAGACCCTCAAGCTGGACCGCCAGTTCCGTGACTTCATCATGCAGCGAAAAATGATCGACAACGAGTACTTCGGCGTGCAGATGAAAGCTACCGGCGCTGAATTCGAGACCGGCAAGAACTACTACGTCGATATTATCTTCCCGCGCTGTGTGGTTCTCAAGGCCCCTCTTAAGATAAACGGCAACTTCCTGGGCGAGGAAGGGGACCTGCAGGTCCTCCAGGATGACACGTATGGATCCGTGAGGGTGGAAGTAGCAAATAAGGTGTCGCAGTACGCGGCATAGCAGCAGACAAGAAAAGGAGGAGAATCAAGATGCTGAAGATAGGAAAACTTGGTTTTGATGGCAATAACCTGCCGACCGGAGTGTGGGGCGAATTCTCCGATGGCGTCAAAATAAAGGTACGCCGTCTCACGGCTGAAGTGATACGCGAGCTGAGAAGGCCTCACGTGACGACAAGCATGGTTCCCCATGAGGGCCGGATGGTCCAATCGGAGAAACTGGATCCGGAGAAGTACGACGAGGCCATAATGGACTATCTCATCGAAGATTTTGAAGGGATCGGGGACGAAAATGGGAACCCCTTGCCGAAGACCCTGGAAAGCAAGAAGAGGATCCTGAACGAAATCAGCATCAAAGACTGGGTCTGGGCCTTTGCTCAAAGCATTCAGACGGTCCAGGAAACAGTTGAAAAAAACTGATTGAGCTCACCCGGGCCCATTACGGAACAGGTGAGCAGATAACCGTCTGTCCCGAGAACGAGGAGATGTGGAGTATATTCACGTTCTGTGACAGGCAATTGCGCGTGGCATTCGGTGGCATATATGCGTTCGACTACACCCCCATCTTCCTGATCGCGCTAGCCAGGGGGATAGCGTTTGATGGAGACTTCTTCAGGAAGATCAAAATATTTGAGACCGAGGCGCTTGAATGCCTGACAAAGAGAAAAAACTGCACTGAAGAAGACAAGAAGAAATGTCGCATCCAATATGGTGAATATCTCGAATGGGCATGCAAGCAATGCGAGGAGATGAAGAATGGCTGAACAAGAAGTGAAACTGAGGATAACAACGGACGCATCCGGGGCAATCACCGGAATGAAGAAGGTGACCGACGAGATGAATCGAATGAAGATGTCCTCGAGTTCCATATCGGCTATGATCAAAAAACACTGGGTGAGCATTACGGCCGCCGTCACATCCATGTATGGAGCGTGGAACCTGGCGGAGATGGCCGCCGGATTTCAGGAACAGAAGGATTCTCTCAACAGGTTGGCAGTGCATTACGGGACCACGGCTGATGCGATCATTTCTGATGTCCAGAGGGCAAGCAAGGGAATGCTCGGTATGAGAGACGTGGTGAATGTAGCCGGCGACGCCATGATGAAGGGATTCGGTCCCGATAAGTTGCGCAACCTGGCCGAGGCGGCGGAGACGATATCCAATATAAGAGGAGGCATGGTTTCGGAGACCTATGCGGCCCTCGTCGAGTCTCTCGCGACTGGGAAGACCCGCGGGCTTAAGCAGCTTGTGGGAATTATGGAATTGGAAACCAGGTACACGGACAAGCAACTCTCCAACATGTCGGAACTCGAAAAAGCCGATGCCCGTTATGTAATGCTACTAGAGAAGGTGGACGATCTGCAGAAGAAGGTGGGCGACAGCGGAGAGTCGACAGCGGACAAGATGGAGAAGCTTCGCATCCAGGTAGATGATCTAAAGATTGCGATAGGTGATGGTCTCATCCGTGTTGCCGCAGGGGCCTACGGAGCTTTTTCGTGGCTTGCTGCCGGTCTCCTAGGAATCGTCACCGCAGGTAATCAACTCATGGCCCTGCTCAACAAGGCAAGCAGCTACAGCCCTAACCTGCCGAAGTCTTTCCGGGACGCGCTCGCGAGTGAGGCCGAGAGATACTCCAAGCAAGCCGAGTTGTCTCGGGAGGAGGCGGGCAAGTTGATCGAGCAGGCCATGAAGAACTTCGACCTCGCCACTTCCGCCGAGAAGCTATCGACGAAGGGGATCAAACCCGAACCCCCAGGCGCCGGCAAACCAAAGCTGCCAAAAGATAGTTCGGACGCGCAGATAGACTGGATAAAGAAGATAGAATCACTCAATCCCGTGATTGATCGTTACGACAAGCAACTCCAGCAACTCGAAGAGGACGCGGCCAAGCTGGTGAACGAGCATGGCCGCCAGAAATGGATACTGGACGGGCTGACAAAGGGCAAGTACTACATTAACCTTGCTCAGGAGATGGAAGAGACAAAGAAGGTGCTGGAAGCCCTCTACGAGACGGAGAAGAGATACCAAGAACTGGCGCAAACCTGGGACCTCAGGAAGACCGACCTCAGCGCCCAGACCGCCCGGACAACGCTCGACAGGGAAAGGATGATGCTCGAGGAACAGAGCAGGTATGGGCTGGTCTCGTCGGCGGAACAGGTGGAGAAACAACTCGACCTTGACCGCAGAACGCTCGAGATTGACCATAAACGCATGCTCAGCGTGATAGCCATCAAATCCATTAACGCCGAGACGGAAGAACAGATGACGGAGATCAATGGCCTGGCATACGAACTCCGCGATCTCGAGCAGCAGATTGCCGACCTCGAGGACGTCAGGCTCCTGAGGCTCAGGGAGTACACGGGGACTTTCACCGAGGGAGTCCAGTCAGGCATGGCGCAGTATACAGCGTCACTGGAGTCCAATTTCCAGAGGGGGGTTCGCATTGCTGAAGATACGGCAAGTGCCATGACAGATGGTTTCAATAGTTTCTTTGATCACACGAGCGATGGTTTCCTGGACCTGGCGAATCTTGCCCGTAATGTTGGCAACGATGTGTACAAGTCTATGGTTGAGAGTCTCATCTCGAAACCTCTGGCAGCCGGCCTGGGTACGTTCGTCACCGGTCTGCTGGGCGGAGGCAGCAGCCCGGCGGTGGTTGATGCAGGGGCCCTGGTTCTCAACGCCCATGGCAACGTTTTCTCCACGCCCGGCTTGTCTCCGTACCTGAACACAGTGGTGTCGAGACCCACGGCTTTTGCATTCGAGCATGGGGTAGGCTTCTTTGGTGAAAAGGGCAGGCCAGGCGAGGCGGTCATGCCTCTTATCCGGACAAAATCGGGCGATCTCGGTGTGAGATCGGAGGGGAATTCAGGCTCCTCGGTACAAGTATCCGTGATAGTCAACAACAACACAGGACAGCCGGCCAGTGCGAGGCAGCAAACAACGCAGGTCAACGCCCAGGAGACGATCGTCACGTTGTGGCTCGATGCGCTCGATCGTGACGCCTTCGGTCTGAAGAGAGCCTTGGGGGGTTAAATGGATAGTTTCAACAGTGCTTACACGACACCCTGGAGCTACGGCGCCAAAGGCGAACATTACAAACCGCAAATCAAAACGGAGAAAGAGGCGAACTATGTCCAGGTGAGATCCGGTGCATCCCGCTCCAGAGAAAAGAACATCCATCTGCCCTGGGACAAGATCCCGATATCAGAGTATCAAGATATCATAGAGTTCTTTGATGCCCATATCGGAGAAGCATTCACCTGGACCAATGAAGCCACGGGAGTAACCCACACAGTGGTTTTCGCCCAGGACACCATCCCTTATGAATTTGTAGCCCACGGCAAGGTGAAGATAGATGTCTACCTGGAGGAACTGTAATGCCGTTGCCCATTTCATCCGCGGCCATACAGGAAAAGAATAAGCTCGACGGTAGCGGCGAAGAGTGGATCATCCTTATTGATATCGTTGTACCGGGAGTCAGCGAGAATATCAGGGTTACGAGCGACAATCAGAATACGATCTGGAACGGCAACACCTACGTTCCCTTCTCCTTTAAGATCGACGAGATCAGCGACACGTCGACAGGCGAGGTCCCCCGGGTCGACCTCAGGGTATCCAATGTAAAGCGGGTGATGGAAAAATACGTGCAGGATTACGATTACTATACGAAGGCAAACGGTTACGTTCCCATAGAACTTACCATCTCTGTGGTCCATTCGGCACATCTTGACCTGACCGTACCGGAAACGGAGCTCGTCTTTCACCTGAAGCAACCGAAGACAAATGCCAAATGGGCTACGTTCACACTGGGCGCCAACAACCCCTTTAATAGTCGATACCCTCTGAACAGACTCCTGAAGAACCGTTGCAGATATAAGAAGTTCAAGAACACGCGATGTGGCTATACGGGAAGTGAAACGGTATGTAACAGAACCCTTGCGCGTTGTCGAGAGCTTGGTAATTCCACACGTTTCGGTGGGTTCCCGGGTGTCGGTAATTCGCCGATTTTCGTATGATCGATCTGAATAAATTCATAGGCTGCCCTTTTTTAAATAGAGGAAGAGGAGAACCGGATCCCGTCACTCAGAAGCCATTCTATGATTGCTACGGCCTGTTCATGGCGATCTACAGGGAATATGGAATCGACCTGCCCGACTTCCGGATCTCCTGTTTTGCAACTGATGAGATACGGCAACAATTCGAGAAAGAGGTGGGCAAATGGGAGAATCTCATTACACCCGAAGTTCCCTGCGCAGTTGCCCTGGCCACCGACCCCAACTATCCAGGGGTGGTCCGTCATTTCGGAGTGTACATAGGCCACGGTAAGTTCATTCATACCCTGCGAAAGACGGGCTCTGTCGCGTCGACCGTGTACGATCCGATTTGGAAAAACAAGATTAAGGGGTTCTACAAGTGGAAAAGATCCTTATAACCTGCATTAAGAACCCGTTCAAACCTGTCGAGAGCAGGATGATAAAACAGGTGGAAGATCTTCCATCGATCCGGGCTGCCGTCCGCGAGTTCTTCCCGGCCCCTCTCCATAGCGGGTTCGATATTGTCGTGTCCCTGACCACCGGTACCACGCCCTCACGGATCCTGACCGATGAAGAAATAGAGACGATCGTTCCGACGGCCGGTGACTCCATTGTGTTCGCGGCCGTACCTCATGGCGGGGATGATGGAGGTGGAGGCAAGGACATTGTTCGTATGGTGGCTATGCTAGCGGTGGTGGTTGCGGCGGCGGTGATTACAGGTGGTGGCGCAGCTGGTCTTATTCCAGGATATTTCGCGGCTGGCTCCATGAGCGCGACATTACTGGCAACTGGTGTTATGGTGGCCGGTGGCCTCCTCGTGAACGCTGTCCTTCCCGCTGCCTCGGTAGATTCGGTGGACTCGCAGCTCGCAAGTTCGGATTACACGAAATCAAATACGTATAGCTGGGAGCCATCTTCGAACGCCGATCAGGAAGGTACGATGCTCCCCGTACTCTACGGGACTCACCGGGTAACGCCTCCAAGGATGGGCCGGTACGTTTCGACCAGCGGAAATTCCCAGTACCTGAACCTGTTGTTTGCAGTGGCCGAAGGCGGTCCTACAGGCATTGACTCAATAACCGGGGTAGAGATCAACGACAACCCGGTTTCCTATTATAGCGGCGTGAGCACCGTAACCCGTCTTGGAACCAATGATCAGACGGTAATTCCCTATTTCAATGACACGATTATCGATATTGCCGTGGGCGCAAAACTCTCAACGTCGTATGTAAGCCGGAGGACGAGGGGTAACACAACGCAAGGACTGGGCGTCGGTGTATATATGCCCTATGGATGCTATTATGCCAACGACATTGGCGGCCTCGATGGCCAAACCATATATTTTCTCATTCAGTACAAAAAGGCTGAAGACTCCACGTGGACAACGTGGATCAGCACCTCTATATCGGCGGCGACAAGCAGTGCAGTACGGCGGTATTACAGGATCGACAATCTTGACCCGGCGCAGTATGATGTCAGGGTTGTACTGCTTTCGGCCCTCCCCACGGGTTCGCGGTACAGAAATGATACCTATTGGGAATACGTCGAGGAAATAGTCTACGACGATTTTGCTTATCCGGGCGTGGCATTGCTCGCGGTTAATGCCATAGCGAGCGACGAGCTTTCCAATTCTACCCCGCGCGTAACCTGCCTGGCTTCACGTCTTACGGTTCCCGTCTGGACCGGGGCGGCATATGAGAACAAGGCCGCGACCAATCCCGCATGGGCCTGTTACGACATCCTGCACAATGATGAATACGGTGGCGGGGTTCCTTACTCGAGAATAATCTATGAGCGATTCGCCGAATGGGCGGCCTGGTGCGATGAGAAGGGCTACACCTGCAATATCTACTTCGACACCATGAAGAACTCGAGAAAGGGCCTCGATACGATCGGCATTCTGGGGCGCGGGAACGTCCTCCAGATAGGCTCGAAATTCACCGCCATCTATGACGGGGATACCCTGCCGGCACAAAGCTTCTTGTTTACGATGGGGAATATCCTCAGAGATTCCTTCTCCGAAGAATGGTTGCCGATGGATGACCGAGCTAATCAGATCGAGGTCATCTATTACGACAAGGAACTGAATTACGCGAAACAGACCGTTGTTATGGAGCAGGATGGTTTTGATGATCTCGGCGTCGAGGTAACACCGGCTCAGGTTGACCTGATCGGCTGCACCGATCGGGACATGGCGATTCGGTACGGTAAATATCGTTTGAACTGTAACAGGTATATTACCAATACTTCCTCCTGGAACGCTGACGTGGATGCAATACATTGCCTCCCGGGAGATCTGGTCGAAGTAGCTCACGATGTTCCGCAATGGGGATATTCGGGCCGCGTGGTTTCCGCTACATCGAATACCGTGCTTCTCGACCGGGAGGTTGTATTGGAGCCTGGCAAAACGTACAAGGTAAAAGTGCAGCACCTCGATACGGATATCTCGGAGGAACTCACCGTAGAGGCCGTCACTGAAGACACGACAACCGATGAACTCACGCTTACGACGACCTGGGAACGCATCCCTGCCCAGTATACGCAGTACAGTTTCGGCGAGGAGGGCCGGGTTACAAAGTTCTTCAGGATATCAAGGATCACACGTGCCCAGGACCTGACACGGAAGATCGTCGCAGTCGAACACGTCAGCGATGTCAACGACGATTCTGTAGAAGTACCGGTCATCGAAAATGTTTCCAGCCTCACTACAATAGCAGGCTTATCGGTACGGGAGATTTTCAGAAAAAGCGCCCTCGGCGTGTTTGAATCCGTAGCATCCTTGACATGGAGGGGTTACGCGCTTCAATATTGGGTATACCAGGCTTCGTCTGCGTCCGGTCCGTGGACACTGGTGGGAAGCACTACAGAGCGCTGGTATGAAACGCCTCCTCTTCTCAAAGAAGGTTCCCTTTATTACTTTTGTGTCACTCCGGACAAGTCCATAGAAGGCGGGATAATTTCGCGTGTCTATGTATACGGCAAAACCCTGCCTCCTTCTGACGTAACGAATTTCGGTGCAAGCCCGGCTCAGGGAGGCGTTCAGTTCTCCTGGGACAAGGCGGCCGATATCGACATCGACTACTACGCGTTGCGGTTCTCGCAGAATACTAATGACACGTGGAACACAATGACCGATATAGGCTTAAAGATATACGGTACGTCGATCACCTTGCCCGCCGCGCTCTCCGGCAAATACGGTATCAAGGCGGTTGACCTCAGTGAGCCTGCGAACGAGAGTGAGAATGCCGCTTATATCATCACGGACATCCCGACGATCTTGAAATGGAATGCTTACGAGGAGAGCATTGAAGAGCCTGATTTCACAGGTACGAAAACAAATCTTGCGGTCATTGACGGAACCCTGCAACTGGATTCGGAAGGGGTGTTTGATAGTGTTATCGATCTCGATGCGGTCCAAAACTTCAATACCCTTGATACCTCCCGTTATTTGGAAGGTTACTATGAACTCCCCGAACTCGACCTGGGAAGCGTGCAGACGTCCCGTTGCAGCGGCGTGATTGGGTTCATGGGCGTCGATACGACACAGCAGTTCGACGGCATCACAGATTTTGACGCCATTGAGATTTTTGACGGCGATACTGCCGGTATCAGCTTGCAACCCCAGATAGCCATTGGGTCCGATGGAGTGACATTCAGCGACTGGGGGACTTTTCAGATCGGGGATTACACGGCCAGATACATTAAACGACGCATCAAGCTGACCACCGGGAACGAAACTCAGAACATCATTATAACCAAGATCCATTTTGCTACGGACATGCCCGAGAGACGGGAAAGCGGACAGGACGTTACGTGTGGAATCGCGGGCTTGACGGCGAGCTTTACTACCGCGTTCGTGGCGAAACCAAAGATAGGCATCACGATACAAGGGGCACAGGACGGGGATTACTATTACCTCAGTTCAATAGGCACAACCGGATTCACGGTAGCGATCAGGAACGGCGGGTCTAACGTCGAAAGAACGATAGACTGGGAAGCCGTGGGATATTAAAGGAGGAAGGCATGTCACAGCACCATTTCGAAATAACAACAGCGGTTGCCAACACCGGGGTGACCATGCGGGCCCAGATCAATGCCGCCCTGCAGGCCCTCGCGTCGCTGTCCTCGGGCACATCCGAACCAACAACACCCTACGCATACCAGCTTTGGGCAGACACAACAAATGATCTGCTAAAGATGAGGGATTCAGCCAATACCTCGTGGATAACTGTAGGCGGGCTGTCTTCCATTTACCTCGGTCTCGCGTCCCTTGAGGCGGAAAATGAATTTACGGTGACGCAGAAACTCGCTGGGGATGCCTTGCTGCTGCGATTAAAGGATAGTGGTACATCTGGAGAAGAATGGGCTATCAGATCCGACGGCGGCAACTTCGAGATCGTAAAAAACACCGGAACAGAGGGAACTCCCACGTGGACCGTCCAGGCACGTGTAGATGTCAATGCCCTGCGTGTAGGTGACGGAACCGCGTCAGACATAAGGCTAATCGCCAACAACAGCGCAGCCACCAAACCGGAGATCAGATACCAGAACTCGTCTTCTCAATGGCAGGTGAGTAACGATGGGGAAGCGTTTAGCGCAGTCGCTTCAATGCCTACCGGTTCGCTAATTGCCTTTCCCGGAGCAACCGCGCCAACCGGTTACCTTGAATGCGACGGGTCGGCAATAAGCAGGACCACATATGCCAGTCTGTATGGTGTCATAGGTACTATGTTTGGTGTAGGTGACGGGACCACCACGTTCAATCTCCCGGATCTCCGTGGCCGATTTCTTCGGGGCTGGGACCACGGGGCCGGCGTGGATCCCGATGCCGCGTCTCGCACCGACAGGGGAGATGGAACCACGGGGGATTATGTAGGCACGAGAGACGGATCGATAAATTTAAAAGCCTACCATCATGAACTGTATCGCCCTTCCTCCGCAGCCCTTTCTACCGCGGCCGCACAAGCATATTACGCACTGGGCACCGCACAAGTCCAGTCAGGGGTCAATACGGTGGCCACCGGCGGTACCGAAACTCGGCCGGTCAATATCGCTGTCATGTATTGCATCAAATATTAAGGAGGAAACCATTATGCAGATTTATCTTTATGATCCGAGCACGGGAGAAATAATAGGAGAACGGGAAGCAAAGACGAGCCCTCTTGACAAGAGTCCTTTGATACCTGCATTTGCCACAAAAGTCGCTCCTCCGGAACAAGGGGCCGGTTTCGCGAGATGTTTCATTGACGGTGGGTGGGTATATGTCGAAGATCACCGAGGAGAAACCGTTTACAATACAACCACGGGCGAACTTAAAGTGATAACGGACCTTGGCAAGGTCGGGACGGATTTCACGGCTACTCCTTACCCTGGTAACGGCTATAAGTGGAATAGAGAATCATGGGAACTGGACCGTGCCGCCTGGCTCGACAGTGACATCAGACCCCGGAGAAACCAACTGCTCGATGAGGCCGACCTGAGGCACTGCAACGCCGAGAGATGGGATAGCATGACCATTACTTTGAGAGAGGCTTGGGTCGCCTACAAGCAGGTGCTCAGGGACCTGCCCGACACCATAGATCATGACAATCCGGTGTGGCCGGTGATGCCGGGGTGAAAACTTGGTTCTGCGTTCACGGCTTGGTGGAAGGCTGATTATCGTCGGCAAGGAGACAAAGTGGTTCAAGAACACGAGACTGCGCATTCTTGAAAATCATCTCCTTTGCGTGTTCACAGGTTGTCCACGGTGCACCGTATAGCAGGCTTTCTATGCGCATGAAATAAAGCCGGTACGCCTCTTTATCTGAAAATGGTGTCCCGATGTTGACAGGCCCCGCTGATGCCGTACCACCTACTCCGCCGAATCCCCCTTGTACTCCTGGAGTCATCGTAGCTGTTGGCACAACGCTCTGTACGGAGGAGCCTATATATAAGTGCACAAGAACACTGGTGTCCTTTTGGACCGCCGTTACGTCGAAGTTGTAGTTCCCAAATGACGCCGCTAACACCGCATAGATGAGATACCTTCGAGAACCAACCATCTTGTTTGGCAGATGGTATGTTTGAATGTCTGAAGGGTCGGCAAGTCTTAACACCGTTTCGCTGGCTTCGAGGACCTTGTCAACCGTCGTATCCTTAAAGGTGTGCTGCGTCATGTCAAGCCAGTCCTGACGGCTAAGTTGCGGCGGAGGCGTAGCACAGGCAACGAGGAGCAGCGAGGCTGATAGTATGAGAAAAAGGCGCTTGTTCATAGATACCTCTCCTTCCCTTGATCAGTTATCTACTGACAGTAGATGGAGCGCGGCTGGTTTGTCTTCAGGTGCCGGCGTTATGCACTCACCTTCGGTCTTATCCCGCGTCTGCTTGGATGCCTTGTCGGCCGCCTTCTTTAGCTTTTGTTGCATTGCCTTCACTTTGTCGCCTTCTATAACTTCCCTCTTGAGTACTTCATTCATTAGAATATCGGATATTTGCTCTGGATCAACCTTCAACCCCGGAAAGAGCCGCCTCAGTTCCCGGCGAATGGTGGCGATGACCGGTTCCGACATAATAACCTGAGCAATAGTAAATTTATTGAGTAATTGAGTATGCTGGTGGTAGATTCCCATGGCGTCGGTTGAGATCCCCTCGCGACATAGGAGGAACATCCTTCTTTGATCGTCTTCATTCTTAATGTTGGCGTTGAGGAGATTGAAAGATGATACTTCGTCAAAATCAATCGGCTGACTGAATTTGATACGATAGAGACGCCATTCAATAGAATTGGTCAGTACTATCCATTCAATTCCCTGGTTGACCCCATAGTTGATAGCTTGTCGCAGATGTGACTCGTTTAGGTCGATCCCAGCTGCCTTGACTTCGACCAGGTATTTGATTTTCCCTTCGATCTTTACAGCGAGATCGCAATATGTCCCCCGGATCTGTTGCTCGCTTGTTAATTCGATGTACTTATCATAACCGAAAACGTAGGCCATAAGGTCTTTAACTAAAGTGACAGTATCGGCTTCTGACACGTCCCTGGTCTTGTGAGAAGAAGCTATTCCCTGATAAGTCTTTATCTGAGCTGCGAAACGATCCAGAACTTTCTTGGGTATTTTAATCATGTGTCACTCCTTTCAAAAGCGGTATTTTTAGAAATGTTGCTTTGTGAAATCAACATTTATTACTTTCTATTCTCCCGCGGTGTTCGTTTTCGGAGCACTTGATTAGAGGCATAATTTACCCTTCTTCGAGGTTATTTCTCTTTGCGAAGGCTGAGTAACCAATATATCAGCCCGTGCACGTAAAACCACCGTGATGGTTTCCGAAGATTCATAATTGGCCTGTGCTCTTTAACTCGTTTCCATCGGTCAACCCTCATCTCCCGCCCGCACGATGTTTGTCTCCTAGATGCTTTCTCCCCCGTGAAGACCCCGTTTTCGGTTTGTCTGAGTTGGACGGGGAGGCCCGGTCGGTTTCGTCGGACGGATTTCTCACCCGTTTCCTATATTCTATAAGTTCCTTTTTCTCTCTAACCTTCTCCTGAAAGGTCCGGAGATTGTTTCGTATAGATGTCTTTGTCTCTTGCTCCTCCTCGGCTGTAAGAATTTCGACAAGAGCTTCAACCATATTCAATGCATCTTCAACGGCTTCACGAGATAGTTTATCGAGGTTGTACCTACTTATGCGTTCATCAAGCTCCGAGATAAAACGTGAAGGGGCCGGGGGTTCAAGAAACATAGGGCCTTTGCCGGTTTCAAGCCACTCACGGTTGACGCCATAAATGGCACTCATTGCCGTCAACAATTGCGACGATGGCATGTTCTTGTCCATCTCTATGTGAGATATGGCACCATGTGTTATACCGAGAGCGCGTCCAAAATCTGTTTGATTCAGACGAAGGTGTGCTCTCAACTGTTTAATTCTGCTACCAATCACAAGTTATATGATACCTCGTATCATTTTACACTTGACAAAATGCTAGCTCGTAGCATACTGTGTTTCCAATGGAAGGGATCACTGGAAAATCTGGAAAAAGGAAAAAAGGCCCGGTGAAGGAAACCATCCCCATGAACCAGGTTGGCATTCGGGATCTGTCCCAAAAAGACGAAGAGCAACTCGTAGGGACGATATTCAACATGCTAGTGGGTTTGGAGGAGGACGTTGCTTTGGACATACTTGCGAGTGTGGAGAGTGACATTGAGAACAACCTCATTGTTGCTCCGCGGTCGAAGGACCGTTTACGCCAGGACGGAGGCTATGACCACACTTAAAACAATACCTTGCCGTTTCAGTCCTGATCTTTTCGTTGCAGGAAGGGTTCGGGCACTTGGCTATCAATTCCGTGCCGCACTCCTCGCAGTATTTAACGCCCCCTGCGTTCACGCCATACGTGCAGCAGGGACATATTCTGATACGATTCTGTCTCGGCATATCTACACCTCTCCTGTACTCAAGGCAAGGGGGCCACGCTCAACAAGCGTGTTCAAAAACCCTTCCAGGAAACCCCTTGCCTTTCTTTATCAAGCGCATCCCCAAAGGAGTCTCTCATGAGCCCCTCCAAAACCGTGACTCTGAAAATCGTTTCCGATGCCAGTCCCGTTCTTCTACTCATTGAACTTCTTCGCCGCGCTATGGATATCAGCAAGACCCCGATCGATCTTGGCGACGATCTATCCGAACTGGTTCGTGTCGAGACGGATCACGGTTCCGCACGCGCAGGTGAACTTCATGTTACCCTTTATCCATCCGATAGATTTCTTCGTCACGCCGCCGCAGTTTTCGCAGGGAAGCTCGATCTCGACGCTATCAAGGACATCGGCCATGAATAACCTCCTTCAAACTCTCAGAAACGATGTCTTGCGCGCCCGAGAGACAGTCCACAGATTGAACGCCAAGGTGCTGAATGAACGGGCCGGAACGGACACGGACCCTCTCGTGAGAGAAATCCATCTCGCCGAGAGTCGCCTTGAACTGGCCAAGGCAGAACATGCCAGCAGGAAGATGGCAACGTTCTCCCGGGACCCTCATAGGGATCCTCTATCATGGTGCCCTCGTTGTGTCAGAGCGTATCTCGAGGGCTTGCTCATCGCTCTTTTTCTCGATGCACACGACCGAAACGTAGGTGGTCTAAAATCATCTCTAGAAAGCTTTCCGTGCGATCCACACAGAGGTTCTCGATGTCACTAAAGGACAGGCCTACGATCTCCTCTCTCTTCATGATGAGTTTGACCGAGCATGATCTGCTGTGTGAGCCTATCGGAACGTCGTGTTCGGATATGACAATCTCTGCCCCCTCTAATTCTGCGCGGCGGATATTCTCGAGAGAGACTCCAACTGAGATAGCCATCGGTACCTCCTCTTTTCTGTTAACAAAAACCTCTCCCGCCCGCAAACGTGGCGGATTCTTCCTTCGACAAGATGATTTTGTCACGGGGCGGGGGCTAATGTCAATTAATTTCACGAGTATAGAGTCACATCAAAATGTCGGGGTTTCTATTATGTACCAGAGGGGGTCTTGTAATGCATTCATATGAAGCCATGCAGGACGCTATCCAGGGCAAGACCGTGGAGCACGCCAAGGCGCTCGGCGTCTCCGGCAGCCTGGTCGGCAAATGGCAGGAACCGCATATCGATTTCACGGACAGCGGGGCCTACAATCCGCTTGACAGGATCGCGACGGTTGTCGAAACCGCTCTCCGCCTCGAGGTGTCCCGATCAAAAGCCTTGTCTCCCGTCTATTACCTGAATCACCGGTTCAACCTGGTTTGTTTCCAGATGCCGGCGCCCGGCGATGGCTCAACCGTAAACGATGCGCTCATACAGACAATCAAGGAATTCTCTGATGTGGCGCAGGCCACGTCCGAGAGTCTGATGGACGGCAGGATCTCTAACCTAGACGCAAAAAAGATAATCCATGAGGGACAGGAGGCCATTCGTGCGATCGGTGCCCTTCTGCACATCGTGAAGGAGGCCATCCGATGAGGCCAAAAAATTTTTGTTCACAATCCCGTGTCCTCATTTTGGATGACAGGCTTTTGGCAACATTGACGACAGAAAGAAGGAGGGATCGGCTATCGGAGATCCTCAACGGCGTCCTCGTGGTGGCTGTTGTCTTCGCCATGATCCTGATGGTGATGACGGAACTCGGGAATCATTGGAATAACCGCAGGGAAGCTCCCCGGCCCGGCCGCGTGGCGATGCTTCCCGAACGCTACAGCATTGAGGGGGCCCGCTCAACTTTTGACGCACAGCACGACAGCGGGCTCCCTCGCAATGAGGAGTATTTATGGAAATAACCTTAGACCGCCAATATCTCCAGAGCAAAGTAGACCTCCTGAAGGGCATAACAAAGCACAAGACCCTGCTGACCATCTGCCGGTCCGTGCTCTTTGACCTCGATGGCGGCAAGGAGGGTAAGATGCTCGCCACCGACCTCGAGGTATCGGCCATAACGGGCCTCGGCCAGTTCCGTCAGGACAGCGGTGAGAATAACACCGTCAGGATCGCAGTTCCCGCGGGTACCCTCTCGGAGATCCTCGAGAACCTCGCAGACCAGGAGGTCACAATCGACTGTGGTGAAGATAAGGTCCTCCGGATAACATCCGGCAAGACCGAGATCGGTCTTGCCCTCATGGATCCCGAGGAGTTCCCCGCCGTGGAGGTCCTCAACGAGACCGAGGTTTTCCAGGTGCCCGCGAAAGATATCCTACGCGGGATCGGCAAGGTCCTCTATGCCGTCTCGATGGATGATAAGCGCTACATCCTCACCGGTGTCCTCATGCAGGTCAAGGGCGGCGAATTCCGGATGTGCGCGACGGACGGTTTCAGGATGGCTCTGCTCAAAAAGGAGATACCCGATATATCCGACAGCCCCCAGATCGTCATCCCGGGGAGGAATATCAGGCTCCTGAAAGAGATCCTCGATGAGAACGCCGTCGTCGGGGTCATCATCACCGATGCCAGGGTTCAGTTCATGACGTCCCAGGTCACCGTGATCTTCCGAACCCTGCAGGACAAATACCCCGATTACGAGAGTATCCTGGCGGCCACAGGCAACCATAGCATCGCCTTCATCAAGAGGATACCCTTCCTGCAATGCCTCAACCGCATGGCACCCCTGGGGACGAAGACGGATCCCGTCAGTCTGGTGAGGACCTCCCCGGGGGCTCTCTCTGTCCGGATGGAGTCAGAAAAGGGCTACGCCCAGGAGATGATCGACTGCGAGTTCAAGAACGAAACTCCCTTCAAGTTTAACTTCAACCTCAGGCAGCTCCTCGAAGCCGTGGAGCACATCGACGCTGATCAACTCGTTATTCGGTACCCCGATGCCTACGGTAGTGGTGGTCTTCGATTCGATGGACTATATCTGCGGTTGTCATGCCGATACGGACCGCCGGTTGGGAGACACCTATTGAACAGCAGATACCTGGAGGCAGGGATGAGTAATCAAGGACAGGAGATCTTCATCCAGAGCATTTTTACCGGTAGAGCAATGCGACGATTCACTGCTATTCGAAATGATATTTACAGACAGTGACGGAAACAAGTACAAGTCACGCTTCCACATCAGGAACCACAACGTGGGTCTCTTCAACCTGGCCCTCAACAAGATCCGTCCCGTCAGAACATCCAACGGCGTACCAGGTGTTTCCCATACACCCCCCAGGGGCCCGGTTCTTCCATCGCAGGACCGGGCCTCCAACAATATCGGAGGTGAGTCGTGCCCGTAGCAAAGAAGGCAATCAAAAAGGCAACGAGCAAGAAGAAAAGGAAAAAGGCGTGCTGCAGCCCATCATCGTGCGGCCGCTGATCGACTTTGATGACGATACGAAGAAGTATGAAATCGTTGCCGGCGAGCGGCGATGGAGGGCATCCGCGATAGCAGGCGCCCTGACGATCCCCGCGATCATCAGGGAACTCAGCGATCAGGAGGCTTTTGACATCATGGTTATCGAGAATCTTCAGCGAGAGGACCTCGATCTCCTGGAGGAAGCACGGGCTTTCGAGACATTCGCATCGGCTGGCGGTGACATCGAGGACCTCGCCAACAGGATCGGTTCTGATCCGCGGTACATCCACCGGCGCGTGCGGATCCTTACACTTCCGGAGGAGGTATTGAGCGGGTGGCGTGACGGCAAGATTTCCCTTGGGCATCTCGAGCAACTCATGAGGCTGTCGCGCAAAGAAGACATACTCGAATATTACAAGGAAACGGTCGACGGATATGAACAGTGGTCGGTGGCCGACCTGAGAGGGGAAATTGATGACCGCTCTCCCGAACTCAGCACCGCCCTCTTCGATACCGGAACCTGCGAGACCTGCACCATGAACACATCCATGCAGGGAGGGATCTTCGGAACCGACTTCACTACGGAAAAGGTTCTCTGCCTCAACCCAAAGTGCTTCAAGGAAAAGCAGGTCGACTACCTTACGGAACACTGGAGAGAGACACAAACCGCGGCAGAGTTTCAGACCAATGGCTTTACGTTACTTGAGGATATCATCAATCACGCTGACTACAGTCCCTTCTACTCGCAGCATACGGAGAAGTTATCCGCCTGCAAGGAGTGCTCTTTACTTGTGTCGATCATCGACCTCAGCGGCCGCGTCCGTCAGGGCAGGGCGTGTATGGGTAGCAAGGACTGTTATCGGGCGGTCGTATCAGGAAAAAGACAAGTCCGGATCCGGGGGCCAATAGCAAGAACACCAGGGTAAACAACATCGGCCCCGAGTTCCAGGACAAGTTCTACCGCGAGAGGATCCCCACGTCAGCAGCTGCGTTACCATTTGACGATGAGCGTATTCTGCGCGTGATCGCCCGTAGCCTTATTTATGCCAGTTCCAAGGCTACAGAACAATTTAAGACGGAAAAACAGGTCAAGTGCGATTGGAATAATTCCAGGGAAAAGATATGGCTGACCCTTGAGACAATGGAACGTGACGATCTCATCCGTTGGATCAGAAACGTGGCGTTCAGCCTCACCCTTGATGATGTTCAGTTCGGCTACGACATGCCCATGAAACACGCCATAGGGGGGCATTTCGGTCTTAATCTGGCGACGGATTGGTCCCTTCACAAGGAGTTCCTGCAGCGCAAGACCATCCCGGAAATCCTCGGCATCTGCAAGGAGTTGAAGCTCCTCGAGGGCCCCGAGGTCAAGGAATTCGCATCGACAACGCTCCGGCTCAAGAGTGAGAAATATGACACCCTGAAAAAGAAGGACCTGATCCGTCTTATCCTGGAATCCGGCATCGACCTCAAGGGGAAAGTGCCCAAAGAAATGCTGAAGACGAAATGACATGACCCTGGTATGCACAAAATGCGACCGCAGCGAGGCCGAGCGGGAAGGCAACGAAATCCACTGCCGGCATTGTGGCAACGTAGTGGTTGATGGAGTGAACGCAAGATGGCCGTTCAAAGAGCGGGAAATAGAGAAGGAGACAGGGGCCGGCACAAAGGAAGTCATGGCAGAAGGGTCCATATGTCCCACGGCTGCTAAGAATCTTAGCAATAATGGACAAAGCCCGTTGCAACTTGCACAGGGCATAAGGGAAAAGGAGGCTGATATGTCGAAAAAGAAATGCAGCATCCCCGGATGCGAAAAGGTTTCTTGGATCGAAGGTCTTTGCCACAGGCATTACACCGAGAAGAACGGGGAGTACATACCGAAAAAGAGATGTCTGCCCCGGGAAAAGAAAGTTTCGACCCAGACTGAAACAAAAGGGGCCCGGAGTGAAACGAAGACCCGGAAACCGAGAACAAAATCCTGCAAAAGGAAAACGGGTATCCTCAATCCGGATCGTCTCAATCCTCTTTCCGATGTAACGGAAGGGCTAGCCGGCCTCGATGTAGGCGATGTTGCTGTCATCGTAAAATTCACCGACCACACGGAGATCCTCGACAATCTCATGGCTCTTGCAAAGAAGGAATTCAGAAACATCGATGCGCAGATCCTGTATATCGTAGACCAGTATTTCAAAGGCCCGCAAACCATACTGTCGCCAGTGCTTGAAGCCTGCGGGGGTTGCAGCAGGGACCTTCTTCCGGGATCGAAAGATGCCTAAGGTCCTCTATGCTGTTTTCGACCGTAAGAAGGGAATCCTGAAACGCTCTTCGAAAAGAGGAAAGGTTATGAATTTCTTCGAGGCCCAGCCGTTCAGTGTGCGCAAATACCTAGTGATAGCTCAGCGGGGAGTAGACCAGGGTGACAACTACTGGAGAAGGATCCATGCCCAATAAGACTGGTACTCGAGAGTGGGCCGAACACAGCAAGAATATCTTCATGGGGTGTTCCCACAATTGCCGGTATTGTTACGCCAGGGCCGATGCGCTCCGTTACAAGCGAATACTGAAGCCGGAACACTGGACGGCCATGGAGCTGAACCGCCGGGCTTTTACGGCGAGACCCGTCAAGCTTCCCGGAAGAATCATGTTTCCCACAACCCACGATATCATGCCGGAGCACATCACGCTGACCATAGACTACCTCCGCGGTTGGCTGACGGCAGGCAACCACGTTTTACTGGTCACGAAACCACACTACGCCGTAATTTCCAGGCTTTGCGAGGAGTTTGTAAACTTCGGGGATCAGATCACCTTCAGGTTTACAATCGGAAGTCTTGACGACGAGGTCTTGTCATTTTGGGAGCCGGGCGCTCCGGCGCGCTGGGAACGCCTCGCTGCCCTGGAATACGCTCAGGTGGCCGGCTTTACGACCTCCGTATCATGCGAGCCGTATCTGGACAGAAACGTGCGAATGACCGTGAAAGCAGTGGAACCCTTCGTGACCGACACGATCTGGATCGGAGCAATGAACAGGATCAACACCCGCGTGGATTTCGGCGCGTGGTCATCCCGGGATTACACATTCCTCCATGGAGTAGAACGGTTCCAGGAGGACGGCCAGCCAAGATTCATCCGGGGACTGTATGACGATTTGAAGGATAATCCGAAGATCCGGTGGAAGGATTCCGTCAGACGGATCCTCGGCCTGGCGAATCAGGAGAAAGTCGAATGAGCTTCTTCCAGGGAATATATTTCGCATACCTGATCATATCGCTCTCTCTCCTCGCTTCGGCTACGTTCTTTGTCCATGGTGATATCCGGCACGGTTTCTACTGGCTCTGTGCGGCAGCATTGAACATAACGGTGACCTTATGAACGGGTACGTGATCTTTTTTGCAGGCGTTTTCGTCGGGATCATGCTTCTCAGCTTTACCTTGAGTGTGATCTCTTTCATTGGAGGAAAGAAGTGACCGTAAGAGTGGCAACAGCAAAGGTGGAGGAAGGCCGCAGGTGGTTATCGCTCGCCGAGGCCACGCAATATGTCAGCCTGTCCGACAAGACCATCATGAAATACGTGAACGCCGGCGTGATCTACGGAACCCGTAAGGGTGGCAAATGGCTGATAGACCGGGCGTCGATTGACACCTGGCTTGAGGAAGACAAGATCAAGCTACTAAACCTTGTCAACCGGAGGAGGGCGGTTCGTTGACAAATAAAAGGTCCAGGGATATAAATGTAGCGATGAGACATGAGTATCCGGTCTTGAAGAAGGAGCCCAACGGGTATTATTACATCTACTATGACCGCCTGAAGAGGATCTCCCTGGGTGTCAGGGATGAAGCCACGGCCCTGAAGATCTTCAACATCGAGAAACAGCAATATCTCGACCATCTGAAGGAGAACGTCCTTTTCATATCGAAAAAGAAGGGCGATTATACCCTGGATGAATACAAGAAACTGTACCTGAAGCTCGCCAGGCAGTGGAAGAGGGACGAGACGATCAGGATCGATGAGCTGGTCCTCACCAAGCTGTGTGATTTCGAATACCAGGTACCGGACTCGGCCGTCACAGTCAGGGTAGGATCTCTCGTGGTGGACAGCATCAAGCGCTTTTCGATGATCATAGCGTCATTTCACGAAAAACAGCTTGAGACCTGCGGCCACACGTCCCTGAATGTCTACATCCGCCACCTCAAGAGCATATTTCAATATGGCGTTGACCACGAATATCTCACCAAGAACCCTTATGCCAAGGTCAAGCAAAGCCGGGTCCAGTGGCAGCCCCCACGGGTATTAACCGACAAGGAGATAACGAAGATCCTCAGTGTCCAGGCAAACGATGAAAAGAAATTCAAGCCGGATCCAGAGTTATTGATGATGGTTGAAGCTTATCTGTACACGGGCTGTCGTTGCGCCGAGCTGGTTAACTTGAATCGCAAGGAGGACGTGAAGTCCGACCACATCATCATCAGGAACACCAAGACCGGGAAATTCAGGATCATCGATCTGAACGAGAAGGCGAGGGCAGTCTTCAAGAGGATCCCGAAGCGCGGAAAGAGGCTTTTCCCCAGGTGGCGCCCGCAAACGGTATCACACATGTTCCTGGAACATGTCCGGGCGGCCGGGCTGCATGACGTGAATCTCCACGATCTGCGCCACACCTATGCAAGCCGGTGCCTCGAGGCTGGAATGAGCCTTGCTACTGTCCAGGTCCTGATGGGTCACGAAAGCATTAATACAACGATCAAGTTTTACGGCCATCTATCACGGGAGCACATCAAAAAAGAAGTCGAAAAACTATCGTATGGATACACAAAACAAACGCAACAAATGAGGGTTGTAAGTGATGAAGATGATTAACCTTTTATTTTGTCTCAGTTCTCTCTTAATCAATTGGTCCAAGGTTCGAATCCTTGACGGCCCACCAATACATCTTGAAGTAATTCAACCACTTACCTCCACATTTCCATTTAGAAAAACACGGAAAAACAGGCCAAATTTGCAGCGTTCGTTGCGTTTGAACGCCACAAATGCTGCAAATAATGCCGGGGGTGCGCCGTGAGCAAAAGGACCCGGGCCAAAAACGAAAAAAAACCTTTTCATAACCGATCTCAGGGTGAGCACAAGCTGGCGTTCGCATTCAATGCCGATAGGACGAAATGGTATTACAGGACAAAATCGGGTGCGTGGTGCAACATCAGTGAGATGAACCCCTACGGGCTGCGCTATATTTTGGACCGGCTCGAGAAGGAAGGCCGACGATCCAGCAAGATATATGAGGTCGTAAATCAGGAACTCGAAACTCGGCTCCATGAAATCGCGATGCGGAGATCCGCATGAAAATAAAAATGCTGTGTTATCCCGAAACCCCTTACAGGAAAGGAGGATTCTAATGGGTAATTGGGTGTACCTACAAAGCGAACCCGGTTTATGGACAGTTGGTTTCTATTCGCCCGATGGAAAATGGAATCCAGAAAGTGATCACCATTTCAAAGAGGATGCTGCCAAGAGGGTTCATTATCTCAATGGAGGAATGGAGCCGTCATGAGGAGTATATGCCCCGTTTGTGGAGAATCCTTGATATTCCCCCGTGGAGATTATTCTTACTGCGAAGAATGCGGATGGCCCGACGAAGACTTTCGTTGGGAGTATGAGATAACCACAGCTTAAAGGAGGCCGCTGCTGCCAAAAATCGACCCGTTTTTCACGGAGAAAGATGAAATAAGTCCGGGAGGTAAAGCCGCTATAGGAATTACCGTTGATGGTGAAATTGCTACTTGGTGCATAGGAAGTGGCAAAAACTTCAGGGATGCGAAAGCCTGCGCATTGAAGAATATTAGAACGGTGCTAAGAAAAGTGAAGGCCATGAAAGGCAAGACAGCTGCTGCAGTTGTACAACTCCCGGAGGACCAATGCTGAAAGCCTATCGTTTGAACGATTACGAAGCTTGGGCCGGTGAAGATCTGGAACATGCGATCTCAAACGCCATGAAAGCAACTGGCGAGTCCCGTGATATCGTTTATGATGACTGTTACGGTTATGAACTGCCTTCTAAGCTTGAGATTCCCGACGAAGATGGCCGTGTGACTAACGTAATGACAATCTTAGCCGCCATGGAAGCACGCGACAATCCGGGCGTAGTATGTTTCTTTGGAGACTGTTAGGGATAGGCGAATGAGGTACCATGGACAAGGTAAGAGATGTAGTCGAGGAGAAGAGGCATGGCTAAGACATTCAATGTCGGTGATATTGTCAATTATCATGCTATCATCGGACAGGGCATCACCAGCACTGGACACACGATAACAACAATTCTGCCGGCGCCCAACAATTTCGGGCGTGACGTGGCGTGGATATCGGGGAAAAGCGGGTGTGTGTCCCTCGAAGCGTTATCTAACGACGAACACCCAACGCAGATGCAACCGGCGCCAAGGGCCCTCACGAGAAGCCAGAAGAGGTATAGAGCATATCTTGATTCTGAGAGCGGTCTGAGCTTTTTCGATTGGTTTAGAAGTCCCTATTGGGCCGACTACAGAAGGCGGCAAGGAGTGTGATATATGAGGTTTTTCCGATGCAAGTGCGGATCAAGAACAGCCTGGAGCTCCATGGGGGTTCAGACCTGCGAGGTGTGTGAAGAGTGTGGCTCGACACTGGCCGAGTCACCGGACACCCATCTGGAACCAACTGAACACCAGTGGAAAACACAATTTAACCAAGACACGGGCAAACCTGAGTATGAAAGATGCCGGGTATGCGGAGCAAGCCGGCATCTGCCCGAAGGGCCCAAAATCGTATGCCTCTGTGGTTCTTCCCGTTTTGTCGACATCATGGCTGTCTGCGGGTGGCTTATCGAACGCGATGAGCTCGCCATTGCGATGGGGTTGCACCTGGTTCCTATGTGGTACACGTCACCGTCCGGGGAACTCCCGCAAGACCACCTTGCAGAGTACGAGGGGTGTGCTCAGGAAATGGACGCCCTGCATCTTCGCAAAATCGACCTCGCGGACGAGATATTCGTTGTCGATTACAAGGGGTATGTAGGCCAAAGTACGGCAAAGGAGATTGCTCATGCGCAAGCCAGGGGGAAGCTTGTGAGACGGTACTCGCTGGATCCCATCGGACAAAAGGTGGACGATATCGTCAGGATCGCGCTTCAGAAAGGGCATCCACACCGAGAGGAGGCAGACCGAATTGAGGGCCCGGAATGATTAAAGGTGGATTCTATCTAAAGGCCCGTATCCAGGGGGCCGGCATTGCCCACGCCCCACCGCACATCAGGGAAATATGGGATTGGCTTCAAAGGAAGGCGATGTTTAGGGATGGAGAACAGCTCTCCAGAGGGCAGCTACTGGTCACCTATGACGACATTAGGGAGGGTTTGTCCTGGAGCGTCGGATATCGGAAAATGCGTTACTCAAAGTGGGATTGCGAAAAAGCCATTAAGTGGCTAACCAAGGAAACGATGATAACGACGGAAAAAACAACCCGTGGATTAATTATAACGATCTGTAAATACGACGAATATCAAAACCCAAAGAGTTACGAAATTACAAATGTGATTACAAATTTACGGTCACATTACGAGAGCCACAATGAAGACCACAACGAGAGCCACAATGAAGACCACAACGAGAGCCACACGGACACGGATGTAGAGCAAGGCACATCAAGTGATGACGGCGATCAGCACGA